TCCGTCTTCTTGTCTGGTTTGGTTGGGAATGGGTGGGATAAATGTGGGAATAACAGCCTTGTCTCATTTGTTGCTTTCAACCCGCCTAAATCGTCCTTAGTCTGCACCTCTTGTGTTATGGGTGGATGAAGCCTTTCATCCCCCCCAAGCCCCCCAAAAGGCTTAAGAAGGAGTAGTAGCCCTGGCTTCGCTTCGCTTATCCCCTGACCTATCCAAGATCTAAAACTCTCCTACTCACTCCCCTAGTAGAGACAACCACGGACGCCGGAACCCTCGACCCTGCGCCGATTGGCCAACCGTTCATGATCCGAAAACACTCGACGATCGGCAACCACTCGACGAACCAAGATCTAAAAACCGGCTCCGCCTCGCGGCACCAAATACAAAAGCAATACCAACGCCCCACACCAGGCACCCACTCGACGACAGGCCAAACTAGAACCCTTTGCAGCTCTTGCATAAATACGCACACCGATGCAATAAATAGCAACCAAATAAAAGCACGTTTAACCTCATCTAAATGGACTTCGCCCCCGATTTCAGCTACGATTTGCCTATGAGTTCAAACAACAGGAAAGGACAACTCATGACTAGCCCATCCGTGATCACGATCAACAACGGGATCTACACCGCATCATTCTGCAACGAGAAATGCCTACTCGCCTGGCTCCCCCGTAGCGGACACCTGAACTACAACAGCGAACACAGCGACATCGACAACATCGAAGCGAACGCCGAATTTATGCACGCGCTCCCACTTCGAGCCGTGGAACTGCTGATCGGCACCACTTGCACCAACGACACCACCGGCAACCACCCGATCCAAGACACCAACGGGATCGATTGGTACATCGCAACCGAACGAGCCCGCGCCAACCAGCAAGGGTTAGATCTACCGATCCCCGCCAAAGTCACGAACCTAGGCGGCAACTGCATGGCACTCGAAACCGCAACAGACAACAACTACACGCTGGTGATCACGAACGAAGCAGTGTGCCTATACGACACGCTCAACCCATTCGACGAGGACGAGCCCGAGCCCGTCGCTTGCGTCATGATCTACGCGATCAAGGCCGAGAACGTCTCACTTAGCACACCGTGGTGGATCCACAACACCGAAAGCGCACTCTACGCACTCGCGGAATGTGTCGTTATGAACCTCGACCGCCTGGAGTACCCCGAGAACTACGAAAGCGAAGCGAGTGACCTACTCACGGAAGCAATCGCAGAGACCTGCGCCTACGCAATCGACCAAATCAACAAGGAAGGAAACTAACCATGATCCGCGAACTACCCAACCCTATCGAATACGCCGAAGTCATCGAGCGAGGCATAGCCCTGCTGAAGTGATCCCAGACGCTTGGCGGCCAGAGCCCCCCAGCCTGGTCGCCACGCGTCGACGGTCAAAAAAACTTACCTAATCAGCACCCCAAGCAATCGCAAGACAGAACAAAAAACAACCCATTAGAAAACCACCAGCGAGCAGGACAACGCGCTAAACTAAACCCAGTAAGGAAGGGACATCATGCAAGAACTAAAACAATGGGGAATCTTTCCATGGATCACATGGAACAACAAACCACGAAGCGAACAAATGCTATTCGACGGCGTATCGTTCGACACATACGAAGAAGGATGGAGCTTCATCTATGCAGCCGACCCCGAACCGAACGAAACAAGCCCCGACTGGCAAAACGGATGGTACGACGATTACTACGTAGAACTAATCGACCCCACCATAATCTAAGATCGCAAACCAAACCAAACCAAACAAGAAAAGAGCAAACATGCAAACCGAAACCAACCCAACCACGCCGAAAATCATCACCGGATGGTTAGACGCCCAAACCTGGCAGGATCTCGCCACGCTCGCACACGCTGCAAGCAATGACGAAAGCCGACCCATCATAAACGCAGTTCTAATCTGGCATAATGGCGAACAGCTGGAAGGAGTAGCCACCGACAGTTACCGCCTAGCCCACATGACTACCGCCACCACAGACGCCGAAGCCTTCGCGCCTTCGACGTTTGCCATGGCTGCCAAAGACCTAACCGCTAGCGCCAAATGGATCAAAGACGCCAAAGCCCGAACGGTACGCGCCGAACTGACCAGCGACACAATCACATTCACCACCGCAGACGGACGCACCACGACCTACCCAACGGCAGACCATGAGCGGTACCCAGACTGGCGGCAACTTATGCAACCACTCAAAACAGCCACATGGGGACAAGTCATGGAAACGCACGAAGCATTTAGCTTTAACATCCACTACCTGGTAAGCGCTGCCAAGCTCGCGCCATGGAGCGACAAAAGAGCAGGAGCAACCGCTACCCTCTACATCAGCGACAAAAGCCGAGCATTCATGATCGCCGGAGAAATCGCCGGTCGAGTGCAGACGGACTACCTCCAAATGCCAGTAAGAAAGGCTTAGCCATGAACGTCACCCCAAAAGAATGGGAACACACCATAACAGCAATAGCCACGGACGAACAGTATCCCGCCGAGGTAATAGCAGTCACCATCTTGACATGCGGCCAAAGCTGGTTCGCAGGAATGAGCCAAGATCTAGACGACCTATACCACAACATAACGCACTACCTAGAAAAACACCTAGTAGGGATCTACGACGGAAGCACCGAGGAACTGTACAACCTGATAACCGGCGAAAGCATGCCACACTACTTCGACGCCGACCAATGGCAGTTCGATCTAGAGTGCGACGGCTGGAACTTCGAAACAATCAGCCTTAGCCACTCCGCAGCGTTTAGACCATAACCCACAAGGAACGCCGGACGGCCCGACCCTGGGAAGGATCGAGCCGGACGGCAGACCTTTATGCCCTACTTCGGGGTTACACATCAAACAAGACAGAACAGGAAACCCATGAAACTAGCAACCTTAAAAAAACTAGAAAACTTCGAGCGTAATGGATGGAGACCTACCAAGGCTATTAGCTTTATTCATTCACTCATTGAGCAGGGTGTGCCTCTCGGCTGCATTATGACGACAGACGTAGAACACTCAACTCTAAAAGTGTACGTAACTATTCCGTATGGACATTTCACAAAAGAACGAGAGCGATGCTACAAGCGTTTTTCATCTCGGGACTGCTTTAACGCTTTAACGTGGTACAACAAACAAACAACTACAAGCAAGGGAAACTAACAACATGGAAACCAAGACAGAACAAACAACATCAACGGCAACGATTACAACACAATGCCAGTGCAAGGAATGCCCTAACTGCTCGGAGGAGCAAGGACTTTGGAGCGGTGAAGAACTTACGTGCTACATTTGCGGCGCAGAGTTCGAACAGTCGCCTTGGTGCTTCGAAGACCCAGACGCAGACAAGGAATACGTAAAAGAATTCCTATTCGACGCCTGGCGACAAGCTCGGGCGAACGCATGCGAACCGGAAGCACTGCCGTTCTACATCTCGGCAAACGGAATGGGATGGACACGCCAGAACGCCACAAGCGACAAGCTCGAAACGTGGGAGGACGCTTTTAAGTGTCTTACCCTGAACGGTGACTATCGCCTAGAGTTCACTTACAAGGAAGCGGAGAAATCGCTAACGGTATTCCGATACAGTCACGACGAACCCACTGGAGCATTTTTTGAGTTCTATGCTTGGGACTTCGACGCCATCGAAGCCCAGACCTCGGAGAAACTCGCGCCTATTTTTGATCTCTGGCGATGGGCCAGCAACTTCGAGAGTTACAGCGCAGCAAACCCATTAACAATGTTTATGGACATTATCGGCTATTCTTCGGATCACTTCGGGAGCAACCTACACACTTGGGAGAACGTAGACGGCACCGGCTACATGGAGGGCGGCTACCTTGGGGCGGCGCTCGTCTGTTGGTCAGACCGACCGCAGGACGTAACCGACCTGCTCGACGAACTACAAACCTACGCCAACTAATGAGGGACAACATAACAAAAGAACAGATAACGGAGCTAGTACGCCAGGGGAAGGGAGCAAGGTGGATACTTTGCGACCTACTCCTAGGCGGCCTTAATCAGTTCATAGCGGATCGAACCCGTGAAGGTTACAGCGTCCGAGACATTGCCGATTTTATCGAACTTGAAACCGGCCTGCCCATCTCCTACGGCAGCGTGCAATCGTGGAGGACGGAGGCACTCGCCAACTAGCCGCCAGCTACGCGATAAGACGTACTTAGGGTACGCAGGCCATCTAACTGTGCTTGGGTGCTTCTAAGTACGTCGCGTAGTGTGGTGAGGTTATTAGTGGCGATGCTCGACGTTAGGCGTAGTTCTGCCGTCTCGGTGGTAGCCACGTCTTCGACGTAATCTATCGTCACCTTGCCTGTGGCAGTCGCTCGGGCGGTCAGTCGAGAGCGAGAAAATGCGACCTTAAAAGCAGCGTCCGACCTGGCAGCATCAACGGCGGCGCTTCGAATCTCCTCGGTCAGCTCGTCTAGGCGAGCAAGACAGCGCTCGATTTCGTTGTGGATCTGGACAGCACTAAGCATTGGTCTCCTTTAAAAGCTCAATCAGGACAGCCCATGGTATCAGGCAGTAGGATTCACGGACGTTCTTGCCGCGCTTCTTTATCAGGACAGCGCCGAACTTCGTCTTGGCATTCGTCATCTCGTTGTGGAGTTCACCTAGCCATCCGCCGAGGTCGTGCTTGGCGTGGTCTTTCGCTTCTATCGTCCATCGGGAAAGTCCACGAATGTCTCCTCGGTCATCCTGACGACCGGCCCCGTACATCCTCTCGACGTTCTCGAATCCGTGTTCGACCAACGCTTGAGCGATAGCGCGTTCGTAAGCTGAACCTTTAGCTTTATTTTTACTCGTCACGGCGCCATACTAGCATCACGCAGCCAAACATAGGAGACCCCATAAGGCCCGTCTCGGGATGGATGAACCGGATACGCTTGGATAGAAAGCACGTGTAGAGGCGACCGCCACGGTCTCGATTCGGCTCGATGAACTCCTGCCAGAATGGTTGCTCGGTGCGATTCGCTGGAATAAGCATGCAAATAAACTCCGCATTCCTCTCGTTGTGCGCCTTCTCTACCCACTTGGGGATCTCCGAGTACGGAGGATTGCACCAGACGCGCTCCCCCCCCCCATGACTGGAGTAAGCCGTCCTGCTCCTCATCATAAAAACGCTTGCACTTGGTATTAGTTGCACTTGCAGCTACGTCGATGGTGAAGTTAACGTCGTTATCCCAATCATCAAATAGTTCTTGAGGAGTAACTCTGGTATCTTTATCCAATGCCATCGTCGCTCCTATGATCCATTTCGCACTTCTGCCGTTGGGTTGGTGGGTACGGACAGTCTAGCCGTCCTCGCAGAGACTTGGCAACAGCGATGTCTGCGCCGCCAGCAGTAGCACTAAGCATGTACCCGTGTCGAGCGGCCCAGTCGGGATGCCCAGTTAGCCAAGTGTGGCAGTTGCGGCATAGCGATACGAACAGCTCGGGATCAAGGTGCGCCCCTGGTCGACGGCCACGTGGGATGACTTCGTGAACATCAGACGCCTCAAAAGTACAGTTGAGACCGACCAAGGTGGCCTCGCAGTACGGAGTTATGGATAAGTGCTGGTCGACCAACGCTCGACGAAGCGGAGCCTCTTTGCGCCGTTTCTTACTCACCGGTTTAAGGCTATTAGTCCTCTTTATTGGTGTCCGACGCACGTTGTCGCCTCCTGATTCGGTCACGGTGGCGAGAGGATGTGCCGCCCCACCATCCTTCGGCGTAGTTGTTGAGCGCGTACAGAAAGCATTGGAGTTCGATAGGGCATGACTTGCAAGCGTCCTGAAACTCTTGCTCCGGCTCTATCTCGCTAAAGGTGTCGTAGTCATAGCGCACAAACTCGTTCGGGTCGATACCCTTGCAAGCGGCTATCTCCCACTGCACCTCATTGTATTGCATACCGTAGGGTACACCAAATCGGGATACAAATCAAGGCTACCAGCCGTGGCACTCGCCATCTTGATCTGGTACGAACTCCGGCACACCTGCTCGACGCTGAATCTCTCGGGCAATCAGTACCTGTTGTTCCTTGGTCGCCAAACCAGGGTGGGCAGCGTATTGTCTGCCGCCGTACTCATCCCACACCACTCGGGAGATACCTAGACCCCCCGCGAATGTTGCGCCATCAGCTCGCCAGTTGCCGTGGGTCTCACACCACGCTACTTTTGTCCACTTCTCCATAACTTCTGGCGAGACCAGCGGCAGTGTAGGGGACGGAATAGTTAAAGTAGTCGGCGATGGTGAGACCGATACGCTCGGCGGCTTCATTTTGCCTTGCGAGGGCATCACAAACATAACAAGGCTGGTGACTATCGCTGTTAGAACTTTCATTATTCACCTTTCTGATACCACTGATACAGGAGGATGTAGATACAACCGAGCGCCACGGCTCGAAGCAGGATGTCTGCGCCCATTAGATTGCCTCCTCGCAGGTGCATTCCTCGCCGTAGTTGGTCACGGCCTCGCACCCTTCGCACCAGATAGGGTCGGGGAACTCCATCGACCAGTCGGTGTAGAGAACATCCTTACTCATTAGTTTGCCTCCGGTGTCCACAACGGACTGATGGGAGCAACGGGAGTTACCTCCTCGGGAGTGGCTTCGACTTCGATGGTCGAGAACTGATCGGCAATAGCCTTTGCCCAGTTGCGCTCCTCTTGTGGCAGCCTGGTGTCGTGCGCCGTCCACAGCAGAGCGTTCATAATGATTACGAGCGCATCCTTATTAAAGCTGATGCTGATGTTGTTACTTTCGGTCATACTTATTGTCCTTAATCTTGACCATGCTGCGGATTTCCTTATCGCGTCGAAGGTCATCCATCCAATCAAGAACAGATGCCGATGCCAGCCAAAGTACAAAAGCAGCCATCATTCCAGCAACTATTCCCCCGAGAACCATCGGATGCGAATGCCCGATTTTCTGCACTGCAATAATGAGTAGACCCAGTACTAAAGCTACTGAACTCATCAGTGCTATTGTCACTAATAAAGCTGATACGTAGTGTGTGAACTTTCTATTCATGCTGCAACTCCCCAAATGTTAGCCATCCTGTTTGATGGTGTTTTCTTCTTGCCGATACTTTCGACGAGACCTTTATGGTACAACTCGACCCTCCTAGGACGGACGGTATTCTCCGATAAACCAAGGTGTGCAGACAGTTCAAGATCCGTCATTCCACGGACTGCGAGGGCCTCATAGACCATGTTACGGATGCTTTCGGCGGCTGTCACCATGGAGATTGCCGCTTCGACGCTAGTGTCGGAGTGACCCTGCGCTGGTAGCGTCTCGAAGTCTGCAACGTCTGCCAGGAAGTAGTGGTGTGCGGTCGCCCACACTAGGTTGTAGGCATCCTGCAAGACCTCACTGTCGTAGGTGTAGCACTCCCCTTCGACAGTGATAATCCCTGCCTTGACTAATGCAGCTCGCCATAGACGGTCTGCGACCACGCCGTACCTAGCCCTGTACTCGGGATTAGGTTGTGGCGCGCCTACTAACGCTCGGTTGAGCGTGTCAATGTTTGGTGTTGTTACTTTCATCGTTGTCCCTTACTAGTTGGAAGGCTTCGAGCCTCATGTTATTTGCCGGACACCGATGGGTGACATCTGTGGCCAACGCTTGTACCTTAGCATTACATTTTTTGCAGACAAAGCTTCTAAGCTTGCTCATTCATAACCTCTACGATTTCGTTAATAATCCACTCTACTACCGGAACAGCGACAGCGTTACCCATCTGCTTGTACCGGTGGGAATCTGCTTGATCTGCTGTCCATCCATCGGGAAACCCCTGCAAGCGTTCGCACTCCATAGGAGTAAGTCGACGAACTATTGCGTTAGCAACGGCGTGACGGTCAATGGTGTTAAGAGTGGACATAGGGTCGCCCTCCTCGCCATGACCCTTTCCTCCTGGTCCTGCGGTATCGCTGCGACCTACGACTGAACCTTGTACGGCGATTGGCTCCACGATAAGGCCAGTAGCACCCTTGTAGTCGCGTGACTGGGTGGTAGAGAAAGTCCCATCAGTCCGATAATCACCAAACCCGACTAGGCGATTAACTATCGGCTCCACAATAGCCACGACTGTTCGGCTATCGCCTTGGTCGAACTGGTTAAGGGTGGGATTGGTCTCCTCCTCGCGCCATACCTCGGGTGGAAGATTGCCATCTGCATCCCTTGCGCCGGAACGAATGACCTTGACGTAGGTTTCTGCCTCAACCTTTAGCGGCACGTTGTTGCCACCGGTACCCATGCGAGCGTTGAGAGACTGGGAGACACCCTCGTAGGTGCGAACTCCGTCCATGCGGAACGACTGATCAAAGACCGTATCTCCGTAGTCAGGCTCTAGTCCATCTCCGCTTGCGACCTTAATGCCCTGTCCAGCGTCTCGGGTAGTTTCTTGCCCCTGCGCTCTGCTCGACGGATGATTCCCTCGCAGGCCTTGACGCTCAAATAATACTTTGGCAACACTGGTGATGTCTCCAGCACGTCTCGCAACGATGAAGACACGGCGCCTCCGCTGGGGAACTCCGAAGTTTTGCGCGTCCAGCACTCGCCACCCAACGCCATACCCCCTGTCAGCCAACGCACCGATAACTGCTCCCATGTCTGCTCCTCCTGAACTTGTAAGTAGACCAGGGACGTTTTCGAGGACGACCCACTCCGGCTCCGTCTCGTCGATGAGACGGGTGATTTGCCAGTAGAGGCCGCTTCGCGCTCCATCCAAGCCAGCTCTCTTTCCGGCGATTGAGAGATCTTGGCAGGGGAACCCACCTGTAAGTATCCCTCGACTGGGAGTGAAGCCTGATTCTCTAAGTTGTTCACCTGTTACCTCCGTAACGTCATTAAATAGTTTCGATGTTGGGAAATGCTTTTCGAGAATGCCTCTCGCGTGTTTGTCAATCTCGACTGATGCTACGACCTGAACCCCTGCACGTTCCATGGCAAGGTCAAAGCCGCCAACACCAGCAAATAGTGATACTCCTGTTAGTTTCATGCTCTACTCTTTAGCACATCATCTAGCACCGTTGCAAGCGCTAATCCAAGTTTCGGCGTCCTAACGTCTCCGACCAGGTACAATGCATAGCACCAAGCCATCTCATCGGTATCAGATTCGATAGCTTTAGACGCCCAGATAATCCACGGATCCATAGACTTGTAGGCTTCTGGGAGTAGCGACTGCTCGCCACCCTCGAACACTCGCTCGAACATCCTGTCTCGCCATCCCTTGACTACGTTGTAGTTAAAGGTCAGCTCGGGCTGGAGTGAGATCTTGCCCTCGTACCTGTCCTGAATCATTAGGTCGAACCACTTGGCAGCCAGTACCCTCGCGTCGGATGGCAGTAGTTCGCCATACTCTACGGTTGGAGTGACCTCGCCAAAGAACGCCTGTCCGTCAATGTGGTGGTACTCGCCATCAACATCGACGCGAAACAGACGTGCTGGGAGGTTACGCCATGGAATACTGTCGCAGACGCGAGAGCCAGGGTAGACATGGTACCCCTTCTCCGAGCCGCTATTGACTGCCACCTCACCTAGTTCGGGCCAGATGGTACCCCAGATGGGGTCTACCATGTCCCTATTTAGCCATTTGTACCACGCCATTACAAGTCTGCACCTGCTGGATGGTCAATGTTCATAAGCAAGTTACGGAGTTGCCATGTCTCGTCGATAAGCCACTGAATCTGGTCAGTCGTGATGGACTGATCCTTGTACCAGTTGCTCTCAATCTCTAGTAGGGCGTCCTCCATTATGCCTCCACCATCACAAACGTATGGTCTGCGGTGCATTCTGTCCACTTGGCGGCCGCTTCAAAGGCAACTTTGATACGTAGACGTGATGGGCCGTAGTCCTCGCTGGAGTAGAGGGAGCCAAGAGCAAACTGGGCGCCGGAGCCGATGGCATGAAAGTCACCAAAGATGGCGATGTGTCCAAGGTCAGACTGAATCTCGAACCATTGACCGGAGTACCCGATAAGGAACGTGGTGTCCTCGTTCTTGAAATCTGCCTCACGCCATGATTCTGCAATCGCTGCCGTCATGTCGTGGATGTTGCAATCGGGGCTGTCCACGTCAAGTTCCTTTAGAGCTTGGACGCCTAGTTCCCCTCCTCGCCACGAACCGGCGAAACCGATAGCGACTGAACTACCGATTCGGTAGACCTTGGGTGTGTCTGTTACCACCATGGTCTGTCCATCTGATGCTGACTTGTCTCCAGCTATGTAGAGATCAACTCCGTTTGTGTATCCGATAATGGTTGTCATGCGAACTTTCCTGGTATTGGCCCTGTGTAGGGGATTACTTCGTTGCCTGGCATAAATACTTTGCCGCAGTGGTTGCAGATAACACGGTCTCTGCCTACCGATGAAAGGTGTAACTCCCATCGGTGCTGGTCTCGCATGCTCTCGGCAAGGTCTTCTCGACGCTTACGCGCCTCACTGGTAGTCATTAGAACGGCTCATGTCCGTCAGGAACTGCCTTGGTGTTGAGTTCGTCAATCCATGTCGACGCCTCTGCCTTGGTCAGTTCTTCTGGTGCCTTGCTCCAACGCGCCTTAGCCTCGGCTACGCCGTCCTTGCTCTGACGCTTGAGAATGGTCGACAGCGCCTTGAGTTGTGCTGGCGATGCCGTCTCGGTTGATGATGCCTTGGGCCGCTCGGAGTGAGGAGCTGGCAGGGGAGCAGAAGACTTCTGGGCGTAGGGTGGGTTGCTGGCAGCATTGCCGTCATCGTCCACGTCTGCCACAAGTCCAAGCGCCGACATGTAACTGTATCGACGAGCATAAGTAACTGCTGATCCTTGCGCCTGTGGGTCATCCTTAATCAAGTGCAACTTCATCGTGTGGGCGATGAACTGACCGGAAGAGTGCAATAGATAGGTCGTGAGTGCGTCCGACCCATCCTCCGCTTGTCCGATGAACTGACTGATGGACAAGCCAAACTTGGTTAGGACTGGCGTGGCAGTCTTAACCACCTCGGGTAGTGCAGCATAGGATGACTTAAAGAAAGGGTTTTTGCTTTCTTTAGGCACCGCTGAAAACTCTGCCTGGGCCTTGGCGAGCGCACTCGCCAGCTCGTTGATTTGTTCTGACTTCATTACTTTTCCTCTTTCGCTAGGACTTCAAGGCCATCATAGACCTTCTGTAATACATCTCGAATCTCACGGGCGTAGATTGCTACTCCCGTGTTTGATGACTTAGCCATCTCTGCGTAAATCGTAGTGATGCTGTCAACGGCATCAGCAAGCAACTGGAAATCGTGAACAGCGCTCATCGTGCCACCTCCACAATGCCAGTGCCATCTGCAATGCAGGTCTGCTTAAAAGCGCAGTAGTCGCATTTCCAGTATGGACGTGCCGCTGATGGATCAAGGTTACGGAGTTCCAGCGTACCGTCATCGTTAAGACCTTCGACAATGACGGGCTTCGACAACCATCCCTGCTCGGCCGCATCGACCAAGTTCTCCTGACGGCGAATCTCTGCTTCGGCCCACGGCATCCAAACAGCCTTGGGGATGTGCCACTCTGCAACAAATCGACCGATGGCATCAAGACCTGCTCCAGCACCGACCGTCTTACTCACGGCTTCGAGGGCGATAGCACCAATGATTAGTGTGTCGCAGTCGTGGGTGTAGGCGTTGAGTGCAGCTTGGAGTACGGCAGAGATGCGTGGCCCTTCGGGGTTGGTCAACTCTTTAGTGCGACGCTTGAGGCCTATGGACTTCTCGAAAGCAAAGCCACCCATCGTCTTAAGTTCGAACAATGCACGACCACCCTCCCAGTTAGGGATGATTGCCGTGATGACCTCGCCGTCAAGAACACCGTCAGATGACCCTGATGTGATGTTGCCGATGCGACCCTTGGGTTCGAACACTGCGCCAGGGTAGCGTCGACCAATCGCGTCTTGCACCCATTCGTGAATCTCTGTTCCAAGTGTTGTCACCCAGATAGCAGGTGCGTCAAAATCGTTTGTTACTTCGTACTCAAGTGCTTGGTATCCAAGAGCGCGTGAACAATCTCCTGCGCTGCTGAATCGAAGCTTGGTGTCGAATGCTTTTGGCTTCGGCCCCTTTGAGTTGTGATCCTCGATTAACTCATGGATGAGTGAATCGGTGAGAATCGGTGACACTGGTGTACGCCAGTCTGACATGTAATGCTCCCTTCGTATGGTGAGGACATCACAGTACACCAGGGTTATGACATTTGCAAGTCATTGGTTAGGAGGGGAGCTAGGCGATGGGACAAACAAGAAAAACCCATCGCCCAGCTCAACCCAACGGCAGGAAGGGACGTACTGCCACTAGTGAGTGTAGCACATAGTTTTAGTGCTTATTCAAGCTTGGGTATTTCTTTGCCAAAAACTTTTCTAAAGGAACGTTCTCGTATCGCCGACACAGATAGTCCAAACTAACGAACATGGGGTCGTAAGATCCATTTCGAACCTCATGTTTGACGACAATGCCGCGCCAGTGAGCATTACCCTGCGGCCCCTTGTAATCCTCATCATGTAGGTAACACGCCCCAGCGACCAGACCATGTTGGCTTGCTCCTGCGACAAACCGGAGACCATACATAAGCGTCTGTTGATGCCCCATCGTGAATGAATGCCCGATGCTCTTGAGCCGTGATTCAACGTTGCCTCCAAGCGGTTTGCCCGTCATGGGGTTGTAGAAGAAATGGGAGTACCCCACTCCGTCTAGCCATAGGATTTCTTTAAAAGGCTTTACTCGCCATCCGGTGCGTTCGTAGTCAAGGTCGCCCGTTGAGATAACACCTTCGAGCTGGGCGTCACCTTCGACTGCTCGGTTGATTCGATCTTCGTGATTGCCAAGCAAGATGTGTCGCTCGGGATGCCATCCCTTGTGCTTCGTCCTGGCGCGTGTCTTATTGAGTTCGACCATGGGGGCATTAAGAATCTCCCATGCGCTGTTAGCAGCCTTGATGTCCTCGGTGTAGCGCCGACCCTCCATGGATTTCTTACCCTTGTCGTACATCGAGAGCGAGGGCATGTCGGCATGGTCGCCAAGGTGAATGATGCGTACATCTTCATCTCGGAACTCGTCGACGAGGTACTGACCTATCCAGCGGAGGTGGTCAGTAGGGACGCCAGCCTTAGCTTGCGTGTCCGGTATGACAACGTGGGTTATGGGCTTCATGCTCATTACAAGCCGAAGTCTAACACATCCTTTAGCTGTTGTGGGGTAACGGTGTAAATGTCGGGCCATAGACCCCTGCGTACCCATCCACCGGTTCGGAGGGCTTCTGCCACTAAAGCGGAGCAAATCCATGATCCTTCGCTGCGGAATGCAGGGAACCATTTGGGAGTAATAATGTCGATAGCAAGGTTAAAAATAGTCAGCCATCCGTAGGGTTTGCCCACATTCTGCTCACAAAAGACAAATACCTTCTCAATGTCCACATGTTCAGGGAACGGAATGAGCCAAATCTTGCCACCAGGAGCCACTTCGTCAAGGGTACGGGTGCTGGTGACGCCACGTGCCTCGGCTTGCCAGACCTTGCCCGATGGGTGGACGATAAAAGCGTGGTTGACAATGCCTTTGCGGAACCGGAGGCGCTCTCCAAGACGGATAAGGCGACCGATTAACCCTTTGCTCCGGCAGAACCCGATTGCGCCGTTTGCTGGTATCTCCACCTAAACCTCCCTAGAGGGCGTGAGAGAGGCTTCTAGGGTGCTTAGACGGGCTTCTAGCGCATCTAAGTCAGCGTCCTGTCGCACGTCCGTAACGTCCTCGATACCCTTGTGTCCGTGGTGGGTGGCGATGTAGGTCGATACCCCTGCGCTAAAGCAACAGGCAACGATGACGCCTAGGTGAAAGTTGTCAATGGCAAACTTGGTGGCAACAATGTTGGCAAGGTAGAACGCCATCTCGGTTACGGCGGCGATTGAGGATCGACCACGTGCCTCGGCCTGTACCATCAGTACGGCAAAAATGTTCGCCACGAATAGCGAACCGGAGGCAATCAGTATTTCCTTCACTTGGCGCTTTCTTGTCCCTTGTGGTAGGAAATGTGGTTTTCTAGTTCGTGCTGGGTCTCCGTCACCATAGTTTCGATGCGGTCAATGGCATCTCGAAGGCTGGCACCAGAGTTGGGCTTAAGTTCGTGGCTAAGTTTTTTCCACAAAACTCGTCCGACTACGGCAATAGCGGCGAGGATCGGAGAGAGGGCCGTCGAATAGTTAGCGAGGTCTCCCCAATGCAGTGAGGCGCTCATGCAACGTAGTCAATCTTCGGCCACTTTTGGGTGGTGTCGTAGCGGTAGTAGGCCACGGGGCGATGATCATCAGAGGCCCTACAAAAACTTGGGTCTCCCTCTTGCCCGAGGCTGACGAGGAGTGGGTTTTTAAGATCCTTCTGTACGACCACGGCAACGTGCTGGGTCGAGAGAGGCTTACCTACGTTAAAGATTGCCAAATCGCCTGGACGAGCTAGGGCAGCAGGTACGCGCTTACCGTTACGAGATAGCGTGTCAGTATTGCCCCAGCCGTTGTAATGGTACTGCCCACCGTTGGGGTCGCCAGCACCGGCTACTCGATAGCAAAGCGCCGCAAAGCTGGAGCAGTCGTACTTCATCACCTTGGTAATGGCATACTGAACTGGTCGGTATTGCAGGTAGTGGAACCGTTGCTTGTTATGAACTGCCCATACTGCGAACCATGCTAGGTCATTTGCTACATTTTTATTTGCCATTATGCTGATAGTCCAATCACGAATAGACGGTTTTGAGCTGATGTAGGCGTAGTGCCGGAGGAGTTAAGATTTACCGTTGTTGCCGCCGTTGATACGCCTTCTACTGCGTAGAACGTAACCAGGGAACCGGCTTGCCCTGTGGTGGTGAAGGTCATTGTTACACCGTTCTGACCAGTGGTAGCACCAAAGTCAATGTTGGCCCCGTAACTCCCAGTCCCACCCTGAATGTAACGCCATGCAACAACAACGTACTTAGTGAAACCGGATACAGAAACCGTAGCCTGAGTGCTACCAGTTGTGGTGGTGGCGATAAATAGGTCTGCAATAGCAGGTAGTAGCGACGCTACGGTTTTCCACGATGGGGCTACACCGGTACCATTTGACGAAAGCACCGAGCTGTTGGCACCAACGGCGAGACGAGCAAGACTATTAACGCCATCACCATAGAGCAGGTCTCCGATAGCGGCAATACTGCCAACTGTTTCAGCAACTGCATAGTTGGCTTCGTTAAGATCAGCAGCGGTCATAACGGGGACAATAGTAGTGCCGGTGGCATGGTACTGATCTTGAGTACCATCCTGACCACGGGTGATAGAGACAGTCACACTACCCGAAGCCCAGTTGTAGTCTGCTGGGCCAACTAAAACCTTTTCCTCGGTAGATGTGCCGTAGCCAATCGAGAGGTAGAACGCCGTGTTGTTAGGCGATGCGCCTCCAAGACCGTTCCAGGATGTGTCGGTACCGGTGATTGTGACGGTTGTAGCGCCAGCGTTGAGAGCTGCGGAAATGGAGGCCGATACTGCGCCGCCAACATAGCTTTTTCGGGTGTATGCCATTCTTCTATTTTACTTTCTAATAAGTAGGTTGGGGGTCAAGGGTAAAGCCGTTGATAGTTTTCATCTTGACAATAAGATTTCCACGGTAGCCACCTTGGAAGTTGTCGCGCCGTTCATAGGGAACCCATCGACAGTCCGTGATAATCACGTCTGCGCTGATTGGGCCTTCAAGGTAGGAGATGATTTGCTGGCTTCGACGAAGGCTGTCAATGTACATGTACTCCTCGTAAGGGTCATACGAGTAGTCAATACCGTTAACATTTACAATGTCTGCAAGGTCAATAACTTGGGTAATCAGGGTCTCGGTAGCAATGGCTGGCGCCGATCGAAGTGTCCAACGGGTGACCTGTGACCCTGATGGGGCGGCCTCTAGGACAAGTTTTACGTTGAAGTATTCACCACGGGGAGACGGCGTAATCTGGTAGTCCGAGGACATAAGGGGTGGGGGCATCATCGCCGTTAGGGAGAAGTCTCCACCATTCGTTGAGAGGTAGCCGTACACATCACCGACCGACTTGGAAACGTTGAAGTGAATAAAGGCAGCGATTTTGTCATCGGGGATGCCGTAGGTGATTCGCCCACTGTCCATAAACCCTGATGTAACGTAGGTGGTTGCCTCCGTGTAGATGCCACTCCCCGTGTTAGAAATCAACGGGCCATTTGTGATGGGACACCAATCAAGGGTCATGGACGTAGCAGTCGATGTAGTAATCATCAGGTCGCTGGCATACGCTGGTTCAAGAGCGTCCACGAAACTAGAAAGATTCATGCGACCAAGGCCACTGGATGCACCGTCGTAGTTGTTCCACGTGAACCATACATACTGACCACTACCCGTGAAGCCTGTGACGGGTCGTGTCACCTTTTCATTGAGAGCAGGGATTAGTGCGCCAGCAGTTAGGTAGTTGTTCTGCGAAGGCTGCGCCATACGGACACCGTGGTTGGATCCGATAAACATGAAGTTCAGGTAGCCATAAAGCGCCGTGACGTATTCGCCATTCGTGAGGGGGAGTGCCACAATAGGGACATTCATGTTGGTACTGGTTATGCTCGCATTGTAAGTCGAGAAGTAGACCGCACCATTCTTGTACGAAGTCGACGATGGTACCGAGCCAGCCATGTAGACGGCACCCTGACAGGTAGCAAACGAAGTCCAGCGAAAGTCGGCTGATGGGTGCGTCCACAAGGGGGTCAATGCACTGCTGCTAGTTGCCACGGAAACCGTAGAACCGGTGGCAGCAAAAAGTTTGTCTAGCTGCCATGATACGGCGTAAAACGCTTTACCTGCATCCGTAAGGTTCGTTTGTTGGGTAGTAGAACCAACCGACCACACTTTCACGTTATGGGTACCGTCAGCAACCCATACATAGGTGCCGTTGGTGGCGATGTCTTTACCAGCGGTAATCGAAGTAGTGCCGTCCTTGACCTCTTGCCATGTGGAGTAGTCGGAGGTGTAGAAAACACCAGTCGACGTGACTGCGTAGACGTAGACCCCAGCCGCGATAGCCTTAACCAACGTTCCACCTGGTCCTGTTTTTTGCACAGTGTCATGGAGAAGCGAAAGTTCCCACTTAGTCCATGGGTTGATTCCCTTAGATTTGTAGAACCGGTTGGAGACAGACAACGGGCGATCAAGAAATAACTGTCCTGAACCTAAGCTCCAGTCATTTTGCTCACGGCGCCAAAGACCGTCCGTGTTGACGGTACCTTCACCGGCAATGTTGGTAAGGTTGATTGACTGACGCTGTGCAGCAAATGAATCGTGGCTAAAAGCGTCTCGACGGAATGCTTCGTAGTTGGTCTCAACGTTGTACCAGCGACCAGCAATGGAGACGGTAAAGACCCCCTTGGGGCTTACTTCTCGGGCTGATGTGAACGAGTTGAACTTTGCTCCACCACGGTAGGCATTCGAGATTTGAACCACTACCAGCCTCGCAGACGGACGTTGTACTGACGTGCAAGGCGGTCGCCTTCTGCGTCGATACGGGCTTGGCGCTGCGTCATCAAAGGACGAGTGCTGGCTGCAATGGCTCCACTAGGTACGTCAGCTGCCTTGCGGCTGTCCGGTTGACCTTCAATGAAGTTACGCTTAATCTCTCGGCTTGCCATCAACGCTATTTGTGCGCCGAGGACGGGGATGTCAAGTGCCGTGGTGGGCAGGTTGGCTACCGTGATTGGCTTACCATCGCCGTCAAGCGGTACCGTTCCCTTGTAGTTGTAGGGAGCATCCTCTTTGTCTAAGTTGTTGATAGGCGTGTAGGTCACATCATCCGTTAGGTTTATTAACGGGATAAATGGCGCGGCATAGGTCAGGTACATTGGCAGACCAGGGTATCCACCCTGATAAAGCTGAATGCCTTGACCGGATGGGAAAATGCTGTCGCCGACACCTGCGGAGTTAAACATCTGTCGCTGAACACGCCAGTCACGGATGGCAGGGAAGTTGTGCGACGGGGGGGCGATGCGGTAGTTGACTGATAGAACGTCAAGGAAGTTGTTGGGCAGGTCGCCTAGGTCGTAACCTTGAAAGACTGGGTTAAAGGGAATGCTGGTGCTTTCGATGCGGAACAGACCGTTGGTAGGCGAGGAAAGGTCAAGCAGGTCATCGTTAATGGCTACGCCAATGTCGAACTTGGTGAACTTAGGGTTGACGTAGACAATGGCGGTACGGTCGTGGGCAGTTGCTTTGGATCCGCTGTAACCACGGGCAACCGTAGCCTTGGTGCCGTCCCATGATTCAATGTACATCACCTCAAGGTCAACCGACAAGTACCCACCAGGGGTAATCATGTTCGCCTGAACGCCAGACAGTTCAATAGTAGATGTCGTGGCATCGTCGATACTCTTAGTAAGCGCACACGTGATGTCACGCTGTCCTGACAGCAAGCGACGGTAGACCTTCTCGATTAGGTCGCTGAACGTAGCACCTTGAGTGGCGGTGAATGTGTAGGTCATAGTACCCCTGATGCTTGCAGTTGAGTTTTGGTTTCGTCGACACGCTTGGAGAGATACTTATCTACGATTGTGCCGCTTTCTACCTCGTAGCGTGAGTTGGCGCGTGATTCGATTTCGGCCGCACCTACCGTTGACTTGGGTTGCATGCCTTCGGATCGGAGGCGAGCGTAGGCTGGCAGGTCTTTCTCCAGCTGCTTTTCGTGATTATTACGGAGTGCAACGTCGCTGTTACGGGTAGGCATAGCAGATGGCGAGAAGTTGATGTTGCCGTAATACTTGAAGACATCCCCTCCACACTCACACTTGGTCAGGGAATCGTCCGAGAAAGACTGAACAACTTCAAAAATCTTTTGTTCTGCTTGGCAGATGTAATCGTATCTAGGCATTGACCGGCTCCAGGTAAGCGGCGTATCCAGCGTGGACAAGCTCGTTTGCAAGTTCTTGCGATACCATTGTAGTTTCTCCACCCAAAAAGATGTGGACGATGGGGTTAGGCAGGTGATACTCCTCAATAGTGCCATTCCAGTTGTGGACATAGGCATACAGACCGGAGGGATCATTTGGGTTGTATGGGTAGGGAACGTTGGCATTACTGTTTTCTGGCGTGGGGTAGTCCTGAACAAACGTGCCATCCTTGAGGCGAAACACGTTGACGTGTCGCTCTCGAACCTCGTAGTGACGAAATAGCATGTACGAAGCTCCACGGCTATCTGGCAGAATAGGTGGAACTACCTTTACCTTTGGGGTACTAAAGTTCCTCATAGGCAAATAACTGTTGTCACTAAAAGAGATAATGTCAGCAGTGTTCCCCAGCAGGGTTTTGCCACGGGCGCTGATTTCTTCGCTGAATGCTAAGGCATCATTGACAAGAGCGTTGTACTTGCTTGCGGATGCACCAATACTGTCGATAACAACAACTTGATCCGTTGTATTGACGTTGTAGACGTGGGTAACTAAGTGAGTAGTGACCGTAAGCGATTCACTGAAAGAAAGAGTTTTAGCAATACTGCGGTTTTGGATTTTAGTACGCGAAGCGAGAATGGTGGTCGTAGGGGATTGGCTTGCACTACGGGTGTAAAAGTTAAGGTATGGAAGTGTTCCATCTGTGTCGGGGGTATCAACGTTAACAGTTGCATAGAATGTACCGGCAGAATTGTACATTGTCGCTTGGTAGGCGAAAGGAACGTTTCGGTAATACTCAACGACTGCACTGCCAAGGTTAGTTATTACGGTGGTAGAACCAGTAGTGACCGAAACCAAGTTGTAAGCAGCAGCAATCGTTAAGTAATAGTAGAAACTACTTATGGCAGAGAGACCGTTAAAGTAATACCTGCGGAACTGTCGTGTTACGGCCCCCGTCGAAGGGTTGGTTGTTGGAACAGACATGTCAACATCGAAATAACCCTCTGTGGGGGCAGAAATGCTACCAGTAGCAAGGTAACCGGCTATTTGAATGTTTGCTTTGTCGTAGAGGGTGGACAGCAGAGGGAATGTGGGCAGTCCATTAGACCCAACGCTGCCAGCGTATGGGTTTAAAAATGGGTTGTTTTCTTGTATGGCGAGCCAGTCACGCGGCTTTTGAGGCCCACCAAGCGCATGTTGAGCAAGAGAGATGCTGTCGCTTGCTCCACCGGCAACGCCACCAATGTAAAGCGTGGTTTGCCCGATAGACGAAGAACCAGTAGATACGGCAGGGGTGATCAAAAGCGCGTTACTATTGTTGATGGTGTAGTTGGCGATAGAGAAAAACTCACGACCAATACCGAACTTGGCAGTTGTGCCAGGTATTACCGTAATGGATGCACGTGTGTAGAACGCTTGCAACCCAGCATAAACAACGATTGGCTTACCAATCCAAAGTTGCGTTGTCGTAGTGACGCTAAGGGATGGAGCGATTGAAATTGTTTTAGCTGCTGTGTTAGCCGCTGTCAGTTGGTAGGCAACTGCTGTTGCTGCTGGGCCGACCCATACTTTGTATTGTGCAAAGTTGGAGTTAGTAAGACCAAGCGGTAGAACTTTGACGGTAATCGTTTTGCCAGTGCTGGGGACGCTAGGTGTTGTCGCTCCAGGCTGTTGAAAAATCTCTTCATAGCGTACTACCGTGTTTGCGGATGCCATTAGATGAAACCTCCACCGTAAGGGTTAGCGGCACCATCAACGGGGTCTGGCACCCCGATAATGCGTGGGTAGACCGAGTAGATGTTCAAGAAATCTTGGAGCGTTGAACTGGCAGGGAGCAGGTACGCCCATCGAAACTCTGGCGCATTCTCCTGACCTGTTGGCACTTCGGGATCTACATAGACGTAAAGGACGCCGTTGGGATTTCCAAAACCGTCGATTACTTCGCCGCCACCTGTGATGTTTAGTGGGCCAACAATGGAACCTTCGCTACCGACCAAGACAAGTTGCATCCCACTTTGGAACCAATCAAAGTTGTCCGAGATAACGTAAAGAATAGTGTCGCCACTGGTTCCGATACCAATCGCTGCTCGGTACTGGTCAGCGGTAGTGTCGTTGTAGACAGCCTCCCAGTCCTGAACGACTGCAAATGGATCGGACGAGAACTCTGTATTGCCGTACACATAGTTGTAAGTCAAACTATCGGAAGGAGATACATTACGCCCCGATGTAGTGGTATTTCCTAGGTTAAGCCCATCCGATGATAAACGAGCTAGGTTGCGTTGCGCACTAGGGAAATCTATGAATGTGACGGTGGGCCATGAAGTTTGACCACCGACCGTAGGCACTACTCCGTCAAGGTTGATTACATAGCCATTGCCAGCATCGTTAATGCTTTTAAAGGCAATAGGTACCATGGTCGACGTACCATTAGTAAAAATAATGTGAGTAGCGTTGGCTACCGTGTCGCTTAGGCTACGAACATAGAAACCTGTGTCACCGGCAACAGGAGTGCCTGAATACTGCCACAGACCAAGGCTTACGTTGTAGGTAAGGTTGGCATAAATAGTATAAGAACCGTAAGGGTTATCGGTTGCAGAGACCGTATCGCTGGATGATGCAGTTCGAGTGACAAGAGATTTTTCGCCCAGGATGATTGAAGCGGCGTTTATCGTGCTAGAAGCAGAGGCGGTGTAAGTGTTGGTTGTACCGTTAAGCGACGTACCTAACCGGTAACAAATGCGAACCAAGGTATTAGCGACGCCTACGGGGTTAGTGAGCTGTGTCCATGTTCCCGATTGACCGTTAAGCAAAGATCCCGTTGCCATTGTAAAGGCTGCCATCTGCCCACCAGAGGGGCCGGTAGTCCATCCTGCAACCGTAGATACAAGCGATGTGCCGGTAGCGGAGTTGGGAATGTTTTGGTTCTGAAACCATGTGGAGCCGCCAGGGGCGCTGGTAAGCGTGGTCGCTGGGGTGCCAGAGATGGAGATGTCCGAAACCGCACCGACGGATGTTGGAGAAAAGTTGGAAAGGGTGGCAGGGTTGAAACTAAGCACTGAGCGTATTTGCAAGTTGTTAGTACCCGTAGTGATAAGGTCACGCCCACCAGGAGCAGCAACACCGGAAAAGGGTGTAGCGGCAGTGAACGTAGTGGTGTTTGTTAGGGTGGCGACAGGACTTATGTTTGTCCAGCCTGAATACTCTGCAACGATGATTCCGTGTACAGCAGTGCTACCCAAGAACATACCAATAGTGGTACTGGTACTATTTACCGTACCAACCCAAGCAGAGATGTTGTAGGAGCCGGTAACACCGGATCGTGTGCCTACACAACGAAAGTTGTCAACAGGGCCGGACATGGCCCAGCAGTAGGCACTAGCGCCCGAAGCCTGGGGGGTAAGCGTAAAGACAACCAGTTGTCGCCCAACCGTTGGCGTGAAGCCTGTGGTGTAATTCCAGGTGTTGGCGGCAACGCCGATTAAACCCGCAGACTGATTCGCTAGGGCAATAGCCATTTGGCTACGTCCCTTCTACTAGCTCTGGCTGATAGTTTCCGTGACTACCAGTTGGTCGCCGTTTGTACTAAGAGTGGGGCCGGAGGCAATCTGTGTACAGAAAATCATCGTGTCCTGCGTTCTAGTCGTGTACGGCGCAGTGTAGACGGCAAGGTCACGTACCGTTACCGATGTCGATCCAGTGTATGTCCAAGTGTTTGACAGACTAATAGTTGAGGCTGTGTTGCTGGCACCCGTAGGCGATGACACCGAGGTAACAGCAACGGTCGCCCGAGCGCGGTCAAGACCAGAACCTGTAAGCTCCGAAAAACCGCCTTCGGTAGTCTGACCATAGTTAGAAATGCTTGAAGATGAGAGACCAAGGAAGAAAGCCCCATTAGGCTGCGAGTTGACTGCAACGGTGAGACCGCTGGCCGTAAGGCTTGAGGTAAGGCCCCAAGTAATAGGGGAACTGATTGGGTTAAACCAACCGTCGACTGTTACGGATGATGCAGTAGTGGTAGCAACGTCAACAAACCCAACATAGGTGATACCACCAGTTGTCAGGACAACCTGACTGTTAACGGCAAATGACGATGCCTGGCCAGTCCAAGAGACAGTTTTACCGGATACCGAGGCACCGGTCAAGAGTGCTGGAGGCACAACGTTGCCGACACCCGTGGTCGTGTAGTTGTAGCCGAACAAAGCTTTGATAAGGTTCTTTGATCCGTTTTGAGTGATTGCCATTAGTTATCCTCTGGGTTAGTTGGCTCACCTACGGGGCAACCGTAGATAGCGGAGAGTTGTGATTGCAAGTTTTCGTTTTCTGACCAGACCCATGATGGGGCGTCAGCAAGTGAGTGTGATTTCCAAATGCCATTAGGAGCAATAATCATTAGCAGCGCGCTTGAACCAGGGATGTTCATTTGACCGCGGAAGATTTGCCCTAAGACCTCGGGGATGTCTAGGGTTTCGGCAACAGAAACATCATCAGGAAAGTCGATGTATGTAACGCCAACACCGTCTTCTCCGATTGGCTTTGGGTTGCCTAACTGAACCTTCATCGCTCGATGTCTCCATCAGCCATAGATCCAAGGTTTGCGGTGTCCGACCAACCACGGCTCGACGAGGTAGTCGTGCGACCAGGTACCCCTTCGCCTACTGGCATAGTTAGCGGCGTCCATCCACCGTTCATCTTTTCGTCAGCAAGTGAGGTGGGGCCGAAGTCCATCATGGCGTAACCGCCACGCTTGCGGTCAGTCTGTTCGTCACGATTCGCCATTACATGCCCTCACGGGTACGGAATGGGTCGACAGGAGGAACAACGCCGTGGGCGTAGCTCAAGACCGTAACGCCCTCTGGAGCGCCCATAGGCATTCCCTTGGAGCGAGCAGTGTTAGCCTCAACGCCACGAAGGTTCTTGGTAGGACCAGGGTTCTGGTATCCGGCAGTCGCAGGGTTGAGGGTCATACCCTCGGTCATCCCCTTGGAACCGTCCATCTCCTGCTCGGTAGCAAGGTGTGCAGCTTTATCCATTACTTCATCGCCTTTCGGGTCATGTCGCAGCAACCGCAGTAACAGGGGTCAGGCTGCTGGTCGTACTTGGAATACATGGCGTCATTCTGACGGGCATACGCTTGGCGGTTGAACGTTGATCCTCCAGGGACACTTGCGCTCTCAACACCCATTGTTAGACCGAGGCTTGTGGGGTTAGCCATTAGTTACCTTCTTCGTGGTCGGGGCCGTACTGCTCTGATAGGGGAACTGGAGTGCCATCCGCTGTGGTCAGACGACCGCAGATGAGACACTGGTGTTCGTGAATCAACTCCTGAATGTCTCGGGAGCCGCATGATCCGCAACGGATGGTCACTCTAGTTACCTAACTACTACTGGTTCGCTGGTGCGAAAGTTGGGTCGGTGTAGGTCAGCGATGAGGTGCTGGCTACGGCGCGAACCGATGACTTACGGAAACCACTGTAACCACCCAGCCAGTACCAACCAAGGGGTACGAAGCGACGGAGGTAGTCAGTGATAGGACCAGGAACGATGTGAGGAACAGCACCATTGCCGTCGACAATCGAGTGAGCCTTAGCAAGACCCTGACGACCCATGCAGATTGACAAGTACACGTCACCGGCAGGGTTACCCGAGAGACCCGAGTTCTGCTGGTCGACAGGAGGCGTGATAGCACTGTCAGCGTAGATAGGCGCACGTGGGGTTTCGATGAAGCGGAAACCTTCGAATGCACCCATTTCACCCGACCAGATTTCACCTGGCTGCGAGTAGACGTGGGGGAGGCGCCATCCGGCGGCTCCGGTGTCCTGCTGGATGTCGAATACTACGTCGGGGTGGACGTAGGCAACGTAGAAACCACCGAAGGCAGCAACGTTGCTTGAGCGAAGCGCAGCGCGCTGCTTAGCAAAGTCGGAACCCTTGGCCGTAGCACCCGTACCGGTGAAGGTCGTGGAGACGTTGGATCCACCGTTGGTGCCACCCGTAGGAGTACCGGTGACGGTAGCGGAAAGCGTACCGGCGCCAGCGTTGTTCCAGTAGGAGGTACCGTTGGTCATTACGAAGTCACGGAGGACGTTACGGGCGATGCTGTCGAGGGACAGACCAGCGTTGTAACCGATTACGTTGGCGACAACTGGGTCGATTTCAACGAATGAGGTTCCACGGAGCTTAGCGGTTGTGAGTACGGCGTTACCGTATTCAGCCAACGAAACCGTGACAGTGCTGTCGCTAAGTGCAACAGCGGAAATGTCGCTGACTTCGGAGATGGCAGCGGAAGCGACGGGAAGGTCGTTAACGATGGTGAACTGAACCGACGAACCAGGCATTGACTGGGCGGTCGGCATGACATCTGCGGCTTGGTCAAAGTAAAGCTCGGGACGGAGTGCGAAGTATGCAAGCCGGTCGTAAGCCTTCTGTGAAAAGTCGAGACTGGAAACTTGAGTGATTGCCACTTGAGATTCTCTTTCTATGAAGGGTTAAAAAACGGGACTAAAAACTGCCAGGAGGAGTAATACCGAGTTCGGGATTGCTTCGAGCAAACTTTGTGATCACGGCCATTGCATCCTTTTCCGAGTTGGCATCTCCCATTTCGGCAAGAAACGCTTGTCCAGCATCTACCGGTGGATTGCCACCAGCGCTGGTTGCGGCTCCTGCAACGCGACGGAAACTGTCGAGTTCGGAATCTGACACGGAGTTGTTTTGACTTTGAGTGTCGGAGTTACTAAGTACCCCATACTTTGCAGCTTCGGCTTTAACAGCCTCTGGGGTATTTTCGCCCTGGTATGCCACACGGAGCAGTGCGCCTACACCATCCTCGGGGATTCCAGCCTTAGCAAAGGCAAGTTCCTTTTGGAGTGTCGCTAACTGATCCCGTGAGGATTGCACTTCTTGTGCTACCTTTTGGGCTTCACGTAGCTGTTTCCGAATGTTCGGATCCAATACGTTAGTATCTTCGGTTTCTTCAAGTTCAAAGTTTTCCATGTCGCTCTCTAGCATTTACGCAGATAGGTAAGAGGCACCTATCCGATGTTGGGTTTGCACTACTACGCACCAGAGGATGTGCAGCCTTTGGCGGCTTAACGGCCTAGCACACCTCGTAAGGGCCAAGCTCTCGTTAACATCCATTGTATCAGTAGAAAAAACCTTGTGGGGGCGCCGTTGTCTGATTTGGCACCGTTTGATTATCGGATTTGGCATTTGAGTAAAAATGTCAAGGTATGGCAAAACTATACCGAAACTGGGATAGTTCTGCCATTTTTTATTGTACCGAGTTAGGAACAATAAACGGTAGCGCAAACGCTTGATGGATGGTAGTGTTGAGAAGTCGGGTTCCTGCCCGACACACTTAGAGGGTTATAGTCGAAGGGTATCGCTGGGAAGCGAGGCTTCTAGACCCTATTGGGCGTACCCTGCACCCTTCATGCCAGACTGGTCTGTCAGCAACTGACCACCAGCCTTCGACGCTTGTGCGCGTTCCTGCTGGGCTTGCTCGACCTGCTGTTGTGCGCCTAGCTGGTCGGTGCCGTAGCCCCCGATAGCGGCTCCAAGAACGTTCTCGGAACTGGCAGTGGTCTGGTTGTTGATGCCGTAGGACTGCTTCTGCAAGTCACGGAGAGCGTTAGCCTGATCGACTGCCCTATTCGCCGCCTCCTGGGATACGCCCGAAAATGGGTTGTCAACGAGGGCCGCCAGCTTATTACCTTGGTCGGCGTTGATACCGGCACTAGCACCGCGTACCTGCATTGAGGCACTAGCCATTTGATCTTTGATGCGCTGGTAGCCGTTAACGGGGTCAAGGATGTAGTGCGCCGCCTGGCCAGGTGAAAGTCCCCACTGCTTCTCCAGCATGTCCTTGACGGCTTGGGGGGCGTTCTGATACGCCTCGGTAGCCAACTGCGCCCGTTGAGTTAGGGTCTGGGGCGTGATGTTATTGGTAATCATTGCTGCGGTGGTCTTGGCGTCAAGTTTAGGCATGCCGTATTGCGCCATAACTGTCTGGTAGTCAGTGACGGCCTGTTGGTACTGCGCTGGGGTTTGGACGTTAATCGCTTTACCCGTTTGGTGCGCTGCCACTAAAGCAGGGAAGTCTCGCTGAAAAGCTTTTACGGTCTGACTTAATGCGCCACTTGGCCCCTTGGGATCGTAGAGTGCGCTTTCGATTTGCTTGGCAGTCCAGCCGGAGTTGATCGCTTTGATGATTTCGTTTTGAATACCTGCGTTATCAAAGGTAGGCCAATACTGCATAAAAGCATCTACGCTGTCGTAACTGCGGTTTTGGGCGCTCGTCCAGTTATCCATAATAGCGCCACCGGTAGCGGCCTTGTATGGGTATGCAGTGACATAGTTGCTAAGGGTGCCAGGAGTTGAGGTGGGAACGGCGGTCACACCGATACGATCAGACACGTCCCCCATGGCGTTATTAACAACGTCGCGCATGTGCAAAAAGTTGCTTTGTGATTGCCAGTTTTTGTAAGCGTCACCACTTTTGCTGCTCATTCCAAGCGTTACAAATAGCGTGTCAAAGGCAGAGTTTTGTACCCCTGTCAACTGGTTTTCGTTACGCATCATAGTCAAAGCCGCTACATCCTGTGCCGAGATGTAAGAGATTCCGTTGTTGTTGGCAAGCCCCAGCCCCTTGCCAACGTCGGCGTATGAAACTGGGATGTAGATACCAGGTTTGGATGCCCAGTCTCCAAACTTACGAGAAATTTCAAGCTTTTTGCCAGCTGTCAAGTACGTTGTAACGTAATCAAGTTGCTTAAGTTGTCCAGTATTAAGAGCATTTGGATCTAAAACTTCAGACATTATTACGCCTTTCGAGGAGTGTGGAGCAAGTTATGCAGTTCGCCCAATACGGCGTCCTGCTGGGCCTGTCCTTTTTCGGTCTTGTGGAAACCAAACTCTGGGTTTGTCAGGAGTTCCTGACGCCAGTGTTCTAAAGACATGGGGGTAGGGCGACCAGTCTTCTCGTCAATGTTGCCGGTGAGTGCCTTATTCCAGTTTGGGTCAGTAAAGTTAGGCTCCACCTCTTGCCCGAGGGTCTGCTTTGCCAGCATGCGGTACGGATCGAGAAGTGCCTTGACGGGAATACCTTGCTGGATTTGCGGTGCAAGAGTGGGGTAGAGACCCGAAGCCATTTGCTGAATGTATTGAGAAAACTCTTTGACTGCCTCGGAATGCTTTGTGTGGCGACCGGACAAGTTCTGACCCCAGTCCTGAATCGCTTGAAAGTCCATGGGTACGTGGTTGTCTTCGGCTACCTTGTGCAAAGCACCAAGGACGTGAAAGTCGTGCAGCGCGTCCTCACCCTCTGGCATAGCATCTACGGCTGGAGTAGCTTCTGGCATAGTTTCTTTAGGCGTTGTCACTTAGTTTTAATCCTCTAAAAATCGAAATGTAACCTGATGTGATAACAGGGTGCTTCTTGACAAAATCAGTCATGTAGGTTTTCCAGTCATCCTCAAATGACTGCTTCCAACCAGGGCCGGCGTACTGCCAAGATTGGTGCATCTCGTCATACGTATTGACAATCTGCTTTACCAATGATACCGTTTCCTTGAAACCGGTGCGGTCGGCAAGATTTTTAACACCCATCTTGGGGTCGAGCATCTCTCGGACTTCCTTGAACGCTGCAACACGGACAACCTTAGTGTCTCCCTGGCTCTTGGCCCAAATGACGTTTTGGCTACGGTAGTCTCGCTTAAGTCGTGAAAGCAACGCAGGATCATCTCCACCCTGGTCTTTCACAAACTGTGGCAGGAACTCATAGGCGTACCAGTTGCCTTCGCTTCGGCGCATTTCTTGAAAGACCGAGCGCGCATCTTCGTTGACACGGACACCGGAGTTAAGTTGGTTATGGTATTCCGCAGCGTCAAACTTTTCGCCTTCCTTGGTGTGTGGCACAAATGCCAGCGCGCCGGATGGGTATTGGTCAAACAAATCGGGATTAGCGTTGGTGATACGGGACATGTCAACGGTCGCTTGGAGCGGCAAACCAGTTGCCGATGCGGTGCTATGCGCCCCAAACCAAACAGCATCAAGGTTGTCGTTGTACAACTTGGCTAACTTACCGCTGTCAAGGCCAGCAATCTGCGCCTCACGGACAAGCTTTTGCAGTTCTGGTCGAGCAGACGTAAGTTGCAAAGATAGAGGCGACACAAACGAAAGAACGGATCGTGCAGCGTAAAGAGCCAATGCTCCGTTTTTGCTGTCGTTGAGCATTTCCTCCATTGACTTGTTATCCCACATTTCCTTAATAGGGGTGAGGATAACCTTTCCGTTTTCAATGATTCCTGTCTCGACAAGGTGACGGGCATTCTCTCGAACGCTGTTGGCGTACCTAACAGGTTCTTCTGTTTTGTATTCAGGGTGTGCCGTGTCAAAATAGTTTTGCATGTATTTTTCGGCCACTAAATAACGCCTACGATTCTCTTGTGCTATGGCATCCATCATCAAACTTACTTGAATGGCATGGAGTTGCATTGTTACCGAGTTACGACCTCCTAGTTTGAAAGCAGCTAGCGAAGTAGCGGCTCGAATACCGGAGTTAGGCACTAACATTTGGAATGTGCTGGCATTAGCGCCGATGTGTCCTAGCAATGCTTCGTTAGTTTGCTGAATCCACTTTTGGTGAGGAAACCTCATTGCCAGCTGGCGCAATGGGAATGCCACCGCTGGGCCAAAGTCAGGCTTAAGTGAATGAAAGATTGAACTAGCGCCACCAGGATCAGTACCGGTAGGGTCAGTCCAAGGGAACACGGACGCTAGCGAAGTAAGGGATCCGGTTAGACCTATTGGCACCCCACCAGCAGGGGCTATGCCCAGAGCATGCAAGACACTGGTAACGTAGCGTCCAGCCATTGCCGAACCTGGTAGCAACATACCGTTTTGCTCGTCAAGGTTGGCCATAGTATCGGCGCCGAAATGCTGCATAGCAAGCATGGCACGAACATACGCTTGAAAACGGGCTGGGTCTTCGATAGCAAAGCGTCCGGCTCGACGTAGCGCCTGATTCTTGGCAAACCAGAATGGCATGTAGGCCCGCGCCCATTGTTCTAGGACGTAGCGGTCAGCTGGGTTGTGAACAAATGAGATTGCTTTGATGACTGCGCGCTGGCGAGCAATGTTGCGAGCGATTGCTGGGTCAAGATCCTTCCATTGTTCAAGATGGTCTAAAGCTCGGTTGTACTCTAGGGCGTACAAGGGCTGACGGCTAAGAGTGTCAATGATTGGTTGAGAGAAGCGGTCGTGGATAGCATTAGATGCGCGTCCGATCGTAGCATCAACAATGTTATCCATGAACCCACCAATACCCTTGGTGATGTTAGTAGGCGTAGGAATGTAGTTGGGAAAATGAACGCTAGTTTCACCGGCACTATTTTTGTATTGTTCGGCAATTGAACGCTTGGTGATGGTACTCTTAGCAATGCGAGTAGTTGCTTTGTATTTTTCTGGCGTGTACTTGGCACGAATCATGTCCGAGATTTCTCGGTCGGATAGATCCTGCAACGCTTCATCCTTGTAGTCAGGAGCAAAGCGTGGGCCAACACGGTACGCTGGCAAACCAAAGTGAGTGTGTTCTTCGGGGGTTAGCGTTTTGAGGTCGCTAAAATCCTTGTCCGAGTGCAACAAAACTTCGTGGTGAGATTTCATCTTTCCAGGGAACTTTGCGCCAGCAGTCGCTCGGACGTTTAGTTCACGGTGAGCTTCGATACGGGCCTGTTCCAAGGTTGGACGCAGGTACAACTCTTGGATTCCCTCGGCTGTTTTGGGCAAACGGTTATTGGCAAGACGCTGGAGAACGTGACGGTGGAATCGAGATCCCGTCATGTTTTCAAGAGTGAACCGAGCATTAGATGCCCCTCGACCATGAGACAGCCAAAGAATGTGGGTCATCAGGCTATGCGCCCACTCACGAATAGAATCCACATCACGAAGCTTTCGTGTCATTAACTGACGTGCTGCTACCGAGTTAATGTCCGTTATGCCAGGAGTGGAAAGTACCTCTTTTTCGATTCGCTCTAATGTGTCTCGGTTAATGGTTGCCTTGCGAATAAAGTTGTCGTAAGTCTTGGGGTCTGACTTCATTAGTTGCGCTAGGGTCGACGTGATGTTGTCTTCGGCTTCTTTGAGACGCCATCCAAGGGACATACCGGCGTGTTGTTGTGGAGACAAAAACTTGTAAAGGATTTGCGCTGATTTGCGACCTACGGGACTGTTGGCAACATCGTAAAGCTGGGTTGATAAAGCCCTCATTGTGTCATCGCCAAGGTCACTTGACGGTAGCCATGATCCGTTATTGTTGCCCTTTACCAGCTCCGTACCCATACCGGTTATTCTTCCGTCGACATGCTGGGAACTTAGACCACTTAACCCACCACCGGTTTCTTTGGCATCTTGAGCCATACGCTCAACCATTTTGCCTAAGCCACCGCCTCGGGCAACACCCTTCATAAACTCATGCTCTACATCATTCAATGCTTGCAAGGTTTCGTGAACCCTTTGCATAATCCAGTTGTGTTCTATCGAACCACCGATTTCTTCGCCAACTGTTTGCTTAGCATCGTTTCGAGCTGCCTCAATACCCTTAGCAACATGATGGGAAAGCAAAGCCTTACCAAACTCTTTACCGCCAAGACGGAACACTGTTGCAATGGTTTCGCTACTAGAAACACGGGTAGCAAAACCAATAGTTGCTAGTGCCATGGGACGGAAATACTTGTCGATTAACCACTTACGAGTAAAGTCGTGAATGCCATGTAATGCTTCGGACGTGTTGATTCTAAACTTTTCAGGAGCGTCGAAAAACTCGTATTTGCCGATTTTCTTTTCTACTTCTTCAAGTTTTTGGTCAAGCAACGACTTAGCCTGTACGTCAAGGTTGCTAAAGTATTTTTTTAGCGTGATTAAATGATCAAAGTCATCAGGGTTGCGCTTTATTCCAGCCGCTGTATCGTCAGCAATCTTTTTATCAAGCGTAGTGATTTCGTCCATGATGAGATTTTGTCGACGGGCAATCTGGAGGCGTTGCACTTCAAATGGCCGTCCGATTGCTTCGGCAGCCTTGTCAAGCACGACATTTTTAAGGCTCTTACTGTTGTTTCTGGCAAGACCCTTGGCTACGTACCGGATGTAATCGTCAACAGCCTTGTAGTCAGGGAGCGTAATAAGGTGTTCGTGAGATTCCAGTAGACCAGCCGTGGGGTATTGCGAGCTGCGCTGGAATGGGTTACGGCGGTCGACTACCTGGCTAATGTCAGCACCGGAGTAGTTTCCGGCCGCACCGCCACCACCCCATGAGTTTGCGTATTCATCCATAAGTGGAGCAAACTCTTTTTCCAAAACGTTGCGAAGTTCAAGAGCGTCAGTATGGCCAAGCTCACCCACTCGAACTAGGTCTTGCAGGACTGCTTCGGAGTGAACATGGAATGTGTCACGGATAGCGTTTTCAAAAACGACTTTCCACTCACGGGCATTAGCAGTGTTGGCAAGACGGTTGATTGTCCAGTCAACAACGTGGGGATCTATGCCCATAGCCAAAAACATTCGGCGGCCTAGTTCAAGCGAGCGAGGGTCTCCAACTTTGATTGTCTTATTATCAAAGTTTTTAAGTGCGTCAAAATAAGTTGGCTTAAGACTGACGGCACCACGGGCAAGTTTGCCTTGTGCGCCAGGAGCCTTACGGGTAACATTTTCACCAGCGCGAGTATTGCCTGGTTCAAACCTATTGCTTTGACGAAGTGCTGGAGTAAGTTCCTTTTGCGCCTCTAAGTTTCCTATGTATTTCTTGTCTTTGTATTCTGTGAAACGACTGTACGATGGCATGCGGTTTGGGTTGGCAAGAGCGTGGGTTTCAACTGCCTTACCAAGAACATTGACCACTTCTTCTGGCGTCTCGGCGCGTGATAGCAGGTGAACCAAGTTCAAAGCCTGATGGCCGGCTTCTGGGGTGATTGTGTTGGCGAACTGGGGGAACACGCGCACAATGCGAGAAGCTGAACTTACCTCGGCACCGTACTTAGCAAAGACACGTCCTTCTAGCATCTTGCTAATCTGCTTCATTTGACCGCTGGCCTTGAGCAGATTCACCTTCTGGCGAGCCTCACTTGGCTTTTTGCCACTGGCAATGTGCCTACGGTAAATCTGATCGAAGTATTGCTTTTCCTCTTTAGCCAAAGCTTCACGGAACTTTTCCCTGGCCTCTCGACTATGAGTAGCAATGTATTCGGCCATCTTGCGAAAGCCAGGGTTGCTTTCGTACATGCGATACACGTCAGTCTTGCTAGTCAGTGCTGGCAAAGATTTACCAATAGGCAGTGCCTTCATAACTCCGATACTGGCGTCAAAGTTAAACATGGTTAGCAAGTCAGAGATACCAGAAACTGCATCAAAAGTAAAAGTATCTTGACGAAGTTTCAATGAACTAGCAAGGTCGCGACCTAGCGATACTGGGCGGTTAGTATTGGGGTCACGGTAGTTATCCCCATCTTTGGTTACATCCCATGCATCTTTCCACCCCTTAGCAAAACCAGCACCATCAGTAGTGGCTGCAAGGTAGGCGGCTGTTTGTACGTTGATGGGAAACTTGTAATGGTTCCATGAATAGTTAAAGACCGAGTTAGTTTTATTAGCGGCACCCTTTAGACCCTTACCCACTCCAGCGGAAAAACGGTCGAAGTTTTTGCCGTACTTGGCGGTGGCTTTAATAAGTTCTGATTCAAATGGGTCGGTGACATTTTTTGCCCCATGGCGCGAGCCAAAGTTAGCCAAACGTTGGATGATAGATCCCCGAGTTGTTCCTGGCTGGTTAAGCAAGAGTTCGTGGGCGCGTCGAACAAAAGCCATGTGCTTTGCTTCATCACCAGCGCCATAGGCCATAACGCGAAGTTCAGGAGCCTCTAAAAACTTGGCTACATCCTTGCCAAGTATTTCACCAGCAGCCTTACGGAGACCGGCAGTTTCCATTGCTTTCATACCAAGGCCAAGACCCTTAACTGCTTGGTTTAGAATAAGGCTGTAAGCAACAATCGCACCGGCTGCTTCGGCAGCAGCGGCTGGGCCTTGGGTTGCTTCTATGTGATGAAGCCATCTAAAGCTGTGCTGAATGTTAGTAATAGATTCGATAGGCGCCCAGGCTGTTGCAACCGCGTCTCGGACAGTATTAAATACTGGATTGTCACCAGTAAAAGCATAATCTTGTTGTCCCGTTTCGTCTGGTTTTAACGCTGTTGATGATTCGCCAGTTGCATAAGCCAAAGCTCGTTCGCCTTGTGTTACTACATCATGAGTTAAATCACCCATAGCAAGCAAACCATCACCCATAACGCTAAGGGCTTTGCGGTAAAGCGGTGGAAGTGTGCCAGGAGAGTTTTCCATGCGTTTCAAATACCTGTCTGAAACATTTTGCCATGCATCTTCGTTGCCCATTAAAGAACGATAGGCATAAGCAATGTCGCTCATGGTAGCCATGTACCTCATGTCGCTTGCTTGCATGTCATGTTGAGCAGCAGCAAGAAGCAATTGTGGGTGACGGATTAAAGTGCTGTCGTTGCCGAGGGCATGAGCAAGAGCAATAGCGGCGTTAGCAGAACCAGCGCCAGGGTCGTCAATGTAAGAACCTCGTTGCCATGAAGTAGGCTGGTATTGAAAACCAGAAAACACGCTAACCCACCAAGGCGTTTTGTCAACACCTTGACCTCCATGTTCTTTTTGCCAGCTTTCAAAAGCGGTTTTTTCCCAAGCCTGTGAGATTTCTGGCGCTGCCTGTTCAAGACGCTGGGCCTCGATTTCAGCACTGCGCCTTGCGGCATCCTGGTCTAACTGTTCATGCCTAGCGGTAGTCGTGCTTGGTGTAGGGGCAGTCGTGCTTGGTGTAGCGGCAGTATGATTAGCGTTGGGGAGAGGTGACTGTCCAAGATTGTAAAAGTTTGTTGAAGTAAATGGATCGTTAAGGTTTGTTTGGGGAAACGGATTCTTAAGGTTTTTGCTAGGTGGTGGAGTTGGTGCCATCAAATAACCGCGTACCGCATAAAGTCGGCAAGGTCACGAACTACTGAACTTGAGTACGGGCCTTTTGCCATAGTGTCTAGTGCATCTAGGATTCGCTGATGTTCAGGGTCACGCTGGATTACCCCACCAAGAGCGTTATTGCGTCCACCCTCGTTACTATCTAAGTAGTCTTGAAAACCAGCAGGGTCATCAGGGGCATCATGGAGAGTAGGTGTGGGTGCGCTTAAAGGACTGCTTGTTGCATCAGGAGTTGGCATTCCCGTAGGGGCAGGAGCGGCTGGAGCCGGTGATGGCATGCCAACATTCTGACCTTCTAGGGGCATGGCACGTTGAGCGGCACGTTGAGCGCCAGCCTCACCATAACCCTGACCGGTATCGGCCTGTATGGGCAGTGCTTTGGTATCGTTTAAATCGGTACGGTTAGCGTAAGCAGTTCCATCGGAACCGCCTCGCTTGCCACCTTTACCAGCTCTCGGCATCGTCTACATCCTCTACTAGCTGGATTAAATACAAATGACACGGCATACAAACTGCTTGGTCTATCGTAGCATCATCATCAAGTGGATCGGGGAATAGTTCTATGTCTTCTTCTTTGCAGCGCCAACATACACCGAACACCCGAATCTCAACCATTATTGAGCAAGACCCTGTTCTGCGGCCGATTGCATTGCAGGTCGACGAAGACTGGAAAGCAACGATTGGAGGTCGCCTTGACCTGGTTCCGGTTGGATTGGCGCTCCTGGCATTCCACCACCAGCCATGCCTGGCATCTGGTCGACCATGTTTGGCTGCTCGGGGTTCATAGCCTCTTGCCCAGGGGGAGCCATTTCTTGTCCTTTTTGCTGGGCTTGCTGCGCCATGGCTTGCTTTTTCTGCATCTCCTCATGAACACGGTTAACCGCTACTTCAAGAGGTACATGTTCGCTGGCTTTGATAGCGGCGATACGAGCAATGCTGGCAGGGTCAAGTTGACCGGATGAAGCCTGTTGCTCTAGTCCTGTGAGCAGAGCCTGACGAATACCTTCAAGTTCGACCTGATCACGCTCTCGGGTAGGGTCTTCAATCGCCGGATCCATTTCACGGGCTGTCTGCTTGGACATGATTCCTGTTCCCACGCGCTGTCCAATAGCGATAACCATTCCGTTGATGTCGGAGCCAGGAACAGAGTATTTGGCATAACATAGGTCGGTTTCAAATGCTTCATTTGGTACATAGTCCTTTTGGGTAACGACACCCGACGTACCCATGACAAACTGACTTGGCTTGTCGCCGTAGTAAGCCTTCTGAAATGCGATGGCGCGTCGAACCTCTGCCTCCATACTAGCAGCAAAGATTTCTTGGTACTCTTGAATGGGCATGTCAATCGTGCTGCCCATGACCATTTCGCCTCGACGGGCGGTACGGATGTTCGAGCCTGATTCTCCACCGAACTCTGATGGGATGCCAGCAGTGACGCGCTGGGCGCGCTCCAAACGGTCTTGTGCCATGGCGCCGGCCTGTGAAGGCTGAATACCAACAGTCTGCAACATACCGTTCTCAATCATTCCACGGCGACCCTGCTTGCCATCGGCCTCCTCAACAATGCGAGGCTTGCCGTTGGAGTTAGGGTGTGAGACAATCCATTCGTCTTGGAAAATACTGCGGAACACGGCAATAGTTTCAAGGGCATCAAGCTTAGCCTGACGTTGGTACATACCGAATAACTGGTCAAACTGACCGGAGAGACGGTCTAGGGTGACACGTCCTGGCATAACCACGGGGCAAATACCGGCTCGGTTAGGGATACGCTCCAGTACGGTCTGCATAGACCCACCGGATGACGGATCGTTGTAGCCATTAGGGTTACGTACTGCGCCCATGGCGACCAACACGGTCTCCTCGGCATCTACGTATTCAAGGATTTCAAACAATGCATCTTCACGCTCTTTGGCGGTGTAGAGAATGCGAGCCTGTTCTGGGTAGTTGGCTCGAAGCCAAGTCAGCGGTCGACGGTCAACAAAGATGCAGTTTTCGGGTTCGATGTTGTCGGGGTCGTAAGACTGCGCTGGAAAAGTCGAAAGTGGGTTGCGAGGGCGCCAGTAGGGAATCTTGCGCTTGTCGTTAGGGTCAAGAGAAACAGGGGAAATGCTGACTGGGGAACTACCGTATGCAGTCATGAAGCGAGCGCGTCGGCGCATCTTCATTGCATACTTGTTCATGTCCATCCAACCAAGGGTTGCCATTCGGCGCTGGCGAGCCTTGTCTTCAGACGCCTGAATGCCAGGTCGAAGGGCAGGGAATGACACATCGGGCATAACCGATGCAATCCGCATGGAGAACTGGTCAATACCTTGAGCGATTAAGTTGGCAACCGCTGGCTGCTCAAGATTATCAAGCTCTGGCAGGGGTACGACAATCTCACCGTTGTAGTGGCGTCGAGCCTCGTCCATACGCTGGATGACGGGCGCACGTTCACGACTGCGCTGGTGGTACAGGTTGACGATTTCTTCTGCTGTTTTCAAACTCTAGTCCTCAACCAACTTGGGCGCCATGCTGTCGACTTGCGCTGATGCGTAGGCGTGTAGATGTTAGGCAGGTTCCATTCACCAAACCACTGCGCCATAACACAGTCATCGGTACGACCATAAGGGTAGTGAGTTACCTCATCTACCAGCTTAAGGCTAATGATTCTGCCTTCATTTCTCCATGGTAATCTTACACGACCAAAGCGATAATGTGGGGCGATTGTCTCAACCCCATACTCTCTATCGGTTTTATTGCGTCCGGTATCGTGGCCGATGATGTCTACACCGAACTGCGCTCGCCATCGACGGACGTGATCGTATTGGAGCAGAAATCGCTGTGCAGCGTTCTGTTCTACAATCCATGTTGAGATTGGGAACCCGAGCGAAATGCTCATGTTCTGCCAATCATTCATTACACCGACAAACTCTCGGGTGTCTGGGTGGTAGTCAAGAAAGTCTGGTGCGTCCATCTTCTGACGAATCAAGTCGATTAGGAATCGTTGCTCTGATTCGGGGTGGTAGACCCACCATTGGATAGACCAGTAGTTTGTGGGGGATGGGTCAGCCGTGGCGTAGGAAACACAGTCGGTAGCGTTCAACCCACGTGGCATCTCAAGACGGTCTCGGTCTTTATCAAGGCATCCTGGAAAGTCATCGTCGCCGTAGATCCATGGTTTAGGTACGAGTACCTCGGTAGGGTCGATGTCCTCCTGCTGATAAACAACGGTAAATCGCTCACCACGGTTTTCTCGAAGGGTTTGAATCTTGCGCCATGGCAAACGGCGAGGGGATAGCAAACATCCGTCAGGGTACGCTTTGGCGTTCTTGCCATGCTCTCCGACACAAATGTCGTCATAGTGCGCTTTGAAGATAATGTGGTGATACTTCTTGTCTGCTCGGTCTAGTCGGCGCCCATCGTCCAATACTTCGGCGGCTGCCTCCTCCTCCTCATCCTCCTCGTCAAGTGGAGAGGTCATGTCCAAGGCATAGCGGTAGAGATCATCGGATGAGATTCTCTGACCCTGCAAGATAAGCAGTCCACCTGGCTCAAGACGAGTTTCACCAACGTCGACCCACATGTCCTGCAAATCCTCTTTCTGTTCAAGGCTGCGGAGTTTGCGAGGGTCTACAAGGTCGTCCCAGATAACAAAGTCGTAACGTCCACCAATGAATGCCGTGTCTCGTCCATAGGCAGACCAGGTAGGTTCCTTTTCGGCAATGGCACCAGCTTCGTCATACTGCATAACGATAAAAGCATCACTAGTCCACATTTCTCGGTCTAGTGGCTTGAACCGTCCAAAGTCCATGGCAAGGGTAGATTCAGCATCTAGCGCATCCCCACGTCGAAGCAAGGTTGGGTCTGCCTTTTCTGGTTGCACACGTTCCAATGATCTACGGAGACGTAGTACATTTCGCTTGGCAAGGCTCATAGTCGCGGAGCCGATCATCCCACGAATGTTGCGATTTCTCACCGTTACCCATGCAGGGATGTCGTGTACGAAGCAAGCGGTTTTACCAGCACCAGGGGGAGCGTTGATAACTACGTATTCTTCATTAGGCGTGTCAAGAAATGCAGCGATACGGTTTGCGGCCTCGACCTGCCACGGGTAAGCGATGCGCCCAAAGTATCGGCGCTGGAAATACCCAAAGTCATTCCAAGCTCGCTGGGCCTCGGGGGATAACTCATCGTAAGGGATTGGCCCTGGTAAATCCTCCTCGGTTTTAGCCACATGGAGTTCACGCTTTGCCAGACCACCAGTTTGTGTGTTCTCTAATCGAGCAGCGGTGCTACGAGAGAAGCCAGCTTGTTTTGCGGCCTTGTCCATGGAGTAACCATTATTACGAAGATTCCAGTACTTTTGTTTTTGGATCGCGTTGATTGCCATGTACGGACATTCTAGCAAAAATAGACGCTCTGCGTTCGTAAAGCGCAGAGTGAAGGTAGCAACCTAGGTTACCGGCAACTTTTTCACGAAGTGAGAAAGTAACGGTTAGTGTGAGTTACGAAGTAATGAACACTAAGTCCCGTAGGGACTAACCGGTGTTGCCTAACGGCAACTACTACTACCGATTGTTTTTGGTTTCTATCTTACTACAAACAGACACTCGATGCAAACAGCCTGATAGGGAATAAAAAAAAATAAAAAATAGGGGTGTGGAAAAGGTGTAAAAAAAAGCTAGGGAATGGTTGACACATGTAGTACGCGCCGACTAGAATGAGGGCGCTTACAAAAGCTGGGGAAAAGTTCCCCATTCGACACTGCAAATGCGCCGGTCTCTCTGTAACTTGCGGAGGGGCCGGCTCGCAGGGAAAAGGAATGTTATGTTCACCGAAGTTGGAAACCTCACGCGAGACCCCGAGATCAAGTTTGGCAGCACCGGCAATGCCTTTGCTACGTTCTCGATTGCAGTTAGTCGCAAGACGAAGGACGGCGAAGAAAAGGTGTCGTTCTTCGACTGCACCGCTTTTGGTACTGTTGCAGAAAACCTAGCCAACTCCGTGACCAAAGGAACCCGAGTAATCGTTTCCGGTCGCGTCGAGCAGTCAAACTGGGAAGACAAAGATGGCAACAAGCGCACGTCCTACAAGGTCATTGCTGATGAAGTCGGTGTGAGCTTGCGTTTCGCGGCCGTCCTGGTTGCCAAGGCAGAGGCAGCACAAGCCTTCTAATGGAACTGCTGTTGTTCGTCATTCCGTTTATTATCTGGTTTTCCACAGTCTTTTTAAGGAGCAAGTAATGTCACACCCCAACTGGGAAGAATGGCTGGCAAGCGTGGAGGAGACCGTAGAGAACCTCCCGTCGTCAGAGGAAATGCACGACCCCATGCTGACTGATGAGGTAAAGCGAGAATACGAGATTTGGATCATGAATCCCGATAACCGTAAGAACGCCCTCAAGCCAATACCAAGCGGCCCGAACATGTCGTTCACTGCCATCCTTGATGAAATCCAAGACCTGCATGATAAAAAGAGCAGCGACTATGGACGAGAGGTTGACCCCTACGCCAATGTCCGAGCCAGCGAAGACTTCGGTATCCCAGCTTGGGTGGGAACTATTGTGAGGGCAAATGACAAGATGCGCCGGTTGCAGAAGTTTGCAGCCGAGGGCAACCTGTCAAATGAAAGCGTCGAGGACAGCCTGATTGACCTAGCCGTGTATGCAGTGATTGCACTTGATCTTTACCGACAGCAGACCAGCGCCGACTGGCGAGACACCTGGAGCTGATGATGATCCGTGACATGCAATGGGCGTACCGGCTTGGCTTCAAGCGCGGCTGGAAAGTGGGCAACCGTCGAGGACGCAATGCCAACCTAATCGGCTACAACGCTGGTATTGACTTTAATGCTGTTTCGTGTGGCATGGAACAGGCCGAAATCCGAAACGAGTGCGACCACCTAGAAGATGGATACGATTCCACCAATGAAGGTTTGATTTATACCAGATTTACCTACTGCCCTAAGTGTGGAGAGAAACTATGAGTCAAGAAGAATACTACCGTTTTAACAGCGATGGCGACCCCATTTCGTCCTTTATTATTAAGGAGTGGGACGAGGGTGAAGATTACGACTTTGACGGAGTTGTAGAAACTGAACGCAATTGGTGGCGCAATCGATGACACATCTATTTTTATTTACCATCATCATCGCAGCCATTGTTACATGGTGCCTAAGATGGTGGAGGTTCTGGCTTAAAAGAACTGAGTGCAAAGAAGATGCATTGTTCAATACATTCTTTACAACCGTTGGTTCTTTTGTGGGCGGCATTATTGTTGTGGCGATTTGGGTGGCAACAGCATGACTGACCTGCAAGGATTCTGGGCTGTCTGGTCTGCGCTGATGGTGTTTGCCCTATGTGTGGAGAAGAACTATGACCGTAGTTAACTGGCTGTTGTCCAAGCTGCGCCGGAAGGAAAAAATCAAAGACTTCATGGACTGGGATGATCACGACTGGAGCGAGTTTTGGGCTGGGTTCAATGGTGAGTAGTTGTCGATGCGGCCGCGAGATTGCCGTTAAGTGGATACGTAAGGTCTGGTACCACGTTGATACCGGCAGGGAGCAATGCCATTTCGAGGATCTACTCAACATCGACGTAGCGCAGCCAGCCTGATGTGGAGCTGGGTACTTGAGGGCATCGGTCTGACCGGCGCGTATTTTGCAGGGAGGAAGAAATGGTGGTCATGGGGAATCCTCCTGGCTAATGCTGTCCTCTGGGTGGTCTATGGGTTGGTCTCCCACCAGTACGGATTCGTAGCGGCGTCAGGTTTCTATTTAGTGGTGTACACTAAGAACCTACTCCATTGGAGAAGTACCCGTCATTTGCTTTGAGAGGGGTCTAATCTTCTCTCTAAGCCCCTCTAATGCTACCTAGGGTCTATGGCTAGGGTATGGGTGTGTTATGACACATTTCCGATTAGGTGATACCCCTCTTACTAGGGACACCCCCTCTCGGCACACTACCGGTCACACTGTGTACTACTCACCCTACCTACATCAGTTGTTCCCTTGTCGTTATTGGGGAGA